TTTCCCTTAATTGCCCGTTGCAGCTTCAACCGCCTCATGCAGCTCAAGCCTTATTCCGGCTACAAGCTCTTCTTCCTCGCCATCAAGATCAATCCCGTGATCTGTCAGGTATTCGAGGGCTTTTTGGCCGGCCTCAAGCAGCTTAGGGGAAGCGGCGATCAAGCGGGCGTTGGCTTCCGTTTCTTCAACCGGGGTTCTGCATCCATCAGCAAAAACGCCATGTTGGTTAACGGTGACATACATTCTATTAACGCCATTCATGTTCAGCGCGTAAATACCAAAGCCATCTCTCCGCCAAGGTCCGGGCGTGTGTTGTGTCTTTGTCATAGCAGTAACTCCTTAAGTTCGAGGTCAGCTAACAGGGGTTTCCGCTAGCCATAACCATTACATAATCACTCTTTTTCATCATGTCAACAGTAAAAGCTATCATAACCGTATTAATCGAATAGTAATGGCCCTTGACATCTTAACTAATCTCACCCCTATTATCAGGTGTCTAGATTACTTACGTCGGGTATAGTATACTTCACTACATCATGACCCGAACCAGTAATAAACAGCTAACCATTTCAGACAACAAGTTAACCAAACGTCAACTCGCCTTCATCGATGCCTTAATCTCCAATGGCGGCAATCTCGAGCTCGCCGCACTCAAAGCAGGCTATGCCAGATCATCCGCTAGAAATGCGGCTTATGTCACAATGCGCCTATCTCACGTGCAGGCCGAGTTCCGCACGCGTTTAATCCAAAAGCTCGGTGCTGCTGCTGCTGGTTCTATCAACACAATCAGTGACTTACAGGCAACGGCACAAAGCGAGCCTGTGCGTCTTGCCGCCGCCAAGGATATACTTGACCGCTTCGGCCTCAGTGCTGAGAAGCAACAGCAAACAGGCGGCATAACCATCAATATCGGGCTAAGTCGTGAGCAATCAGCCTCTAAGACCATAGACGGCACAGCACAAGCCATTGACGATCAAGGCATAATCAGCGCTGGCTTAGGTGATACGCTATCACCTGAGGGCGAATGATGGGACCCATTGCCTGATCTGCCTGTCACGGCGGCCGGGGGGTCAAAAAACTCGCGCTTCGTTCTGTCACTCCTGCACCTCACGCATTTTCCCCCTGTTTTGGTTCTGCATTTATGCAGATTTTGTGCTAAGCTGTTGAAATTGTGTGATATAATTTTTGGGCTTGGGTGTGTTCTGCACTATTGCAGAATATTTTTTAGTGGTTTAGGGTTTGGGTTCCGCTAACAGAAGATGAAGTGGTTAGAACATGGCTAGGAAGGCGAAAAACGAGGCTGAGAAGCCTGTAAATTCGATTGGGGACAACAGCAAGCGAGCGAAGATCCCTGGCCTGTGCAAGGTGTTTGATGAATATGCCGATATCGACGAGCAGAAGAGGAAGCTGGCGAAGCGGCAGAGGGATCTGAGGGGCGAGGCCAAGACGAAGTACGGGGTCGACAGCAAGCCGTTCAACCATGAGATCATGCTGCGGAAGCTGGATCCTGACGTTCGGGTGCAGTTTGAGACCAACCATGCGGATCTGAAGGTAGCGCTGGGGTATCAGCCGTCGCTGGATTTTGAGAATGGCTGGCCGACGGCGCAGAGTGAGCGTGCGCAGCCGCCCGAGGACAGCGGCGAGTATGATGATGAAGGCGGCGAGGACGACGAAGATCAGTCTGAGGCTGCCTAAGACGGTTTCCCTAGTCTATAGCCTACTAGGGGAAGGCCCCCGGAGTGAGCTGCGTCACTTCGGGGGTTTTTTGTTGTCTTGACGTTCTGCACATTTGCAGTTTACATATCAAATCAGGAAGCCTGGCTGGCGTGACCAGTAATGAGCGCAAAGGGCAATGGCTGGATGAGCAGACGGTTATTTTCCTGAGGTACAGCCTGGCTTCCGCTTCATCCGACAAAAGGGGGATATAATGGCAAGACAACCGAGGCCCGCAGATCAGCCGTCAGCACCCAGGAAACAGCCCGAGGCTGAGAAACCGCCTGAAGGCTTCCCGCCTCAGCCCGGCACGCAGGAAAGCGTAGACCAGGGCTACGAGGCCACCGCAGCCGAACAGGCCCCCGAGACAGCCAAAGAAGATCCGGCGCCGGCACAGGTCGAGAGGTATCCGTCGGCCGACAAATTCGCCAAGCGCGAGAAGGCCCCGCCACCCCCGCCGCTTTATTTCACGGCTTTGTGTGAACACCAGGGCCGGCTTTACATGGCGCGCAGCGATGGCGCCGTGTTCTTCAAGAAGGGCCGCGAAATTGTCCGCGTGCCGCTGACGGAAGCGCGGGTTGACAATGCGGATTGAGATTTGCCCAGCCAAAAACGGCCAGTTTTTCTGGCGCATTGTCGGCGACAACAACAAGACCTTTGCCACCAGCGAAACGTATAAGCGCAAGGCCGGCTGCAGGAAGGCCGTAAGCGACTTTCTGCACCACGTTTTCTATGGCGAGGTTCCGATCAAGGATCTGACCGAAGATGCCAAGCCGGCCAAAAGAGGTTGAGGGGCTTCGCCTTGGCGAGGCTATGCTCAAGCCGGTCCAGTGCCGGCTGTTCTACTGCGTCGACCACGATGGCATGAACGGATCTTCGAGCCACCGGGCTTCGGTGATCGTAGCGCGCGACGAGGTTCATGCGCGCGAGCTTCTGGACAAAGCCCTGGTGTCGATCGGCCTCATGCCGTTCCGCCGGCGCCGCTATAATCTGGAGGAAATCCTGCTCGACAGGTGGACGGCGAAGGTTCTCTCAGACGGGAGTATGTGACATGGCGGAAGTGCTTGGCCACGCGGTTGCTGTCGTCCTGATTATCGGCATGGTGGCGGCTTTCATCGACTTTTTCATGGGGCTTTAATGCAAAACGTGAACGGACCACCAAAACCGGAAAACGTCAAAATCACCTTGCTCGAAGGCTACAAGCTGAAATTTATCGGCCCCTGCGCCTTGGTGATGAAAGAGGATGGCAGCGAGCCGCCTTATCTGATCCCGATGGTGCAGGTGAAGCCAGGCGATTACCTGCCGCGCATCACCGACAAACCAATCAAATGGGACATGTGATGCACCATGAGCTTTCTAAACCAGCTTGCACCTGAAGATCTGCGCCGCCTGCGCGAGGTCGTGAAGCGTGTTCATTTAAAACATTACCCGAAGTCGATGGTAAACGATTACGAGGCCGACAAGCTGATTGAGGCTTTCGGACCTGAGGTAGCGGCGCAGCTGGTCAAGGCTGCTGTCGATGCAAAAGCGGTGGACTGAGTGGGCAAAAACGAGTTCAACTATGACCCGCCGGGCGAAGTTATCGCCGATTATCTTTATTCAGAAAGCTTCTTCAACGGGATCCGCGGGCCGGTAGGTTCCGGCAAATCAGTCGGCAGCTGCGTCAAGATCCTGTATCACGCCACGCGGCAGAAGCCAGGGCCTGACGGCATAAGGCGCACGCGCTGGGCTGTCGTCCGCAACACCAATCCGCAGCTGAAAACCACCACGATCAAAACCTGGCTCGATTGGTTTCCTGAGGACGTATGGGGCAAGTTCAATTGGTCGCCGCCATACACGCATCACATTCGCAAGGGCGATATCGATATGGAAGTGATCTTCCTGGCCCTCGACCGGCCGGAGGATATTAAAAAGCTGCTGTCGCTGGAATTGACCGGCGCCTTCGTGAACGAAGCGCGCGAGGTGGCCAAGGCGATCGTCGATACCCTCACGTCGCGCGTCGGCCGTTACCCTTCGATGAAGGACGGCGGGCCGAGCTGGTACGGGGTGTTCGCCGATACCAACGCGCCTGAGGACGATCACTGGTGGCCGATCATGTCAGGCGAAAGCCCCGTGCCTGATTACATGACGCGCGAAGAGGCGCTGTCTCTGGTGAAGCCGGCCGATTGGAAATTCTTTACCCAGCCACCCGCCATGCTCGAAGAGCGCAGCAAGGAAGGCGACATCATAGGCTACAAGCTCAAACCGAAGCGCGAGAATGCGCTGAACGTGACGCTCGACTATTACCGAAAGATTATTACCGGCAAGGCGCGCAGCTGGATCGAGGTTTATGTTCTGAACCGCCTTGGGCATACGGCCGACGGCAAGCCTGTCTACCCGCAATATGTTGATGAACGGCACGTCGCACGCGAAGAGCTGAAGTATAATCCAGAGCTTCCTCTATATGTAGGGATCGACTTTGGCCTGACGCCGGCCGCGGTGTTCGGGCAGCGCATGTCCACTGGCCGCTGGCTGATCCTGCGTGAAATCGTCGCGGTCGATATGGGCATGACGCGCTTTGCGCCGCTGCTGAAGGTCGAGCTGCAGCGTCTGGCACCGAACGCCAAGAACGTGAAGATCTACGGCGATCCGGCCGGCGACATTCGCGCACAGACAGACGAAAGCACACCGTTCGATATCCTGCGCGCGGCTGGCGTGATAGCCCTGCCGGCGCCGTCAAACGACATTGCGCTGCGCATAGATGCTGTCGACGCGGCGCTGACCCGCATGGTGGACGGCCAGCCTGGCTATCTCATGGACCCGTCATGCCGGATGCTGCGCAAGGCGAAGCGTGGCGGCTACCATTACAAGCGGATGCAGGTTTCCGGCCAGGCGCGCTATGACGACAAGCCCGACAAAAACAAGTTCAGCCACGTTTCTGACGCCGAGCAATACATGATGCTGGGCGCCGGCGAGGGCCGCAAGCTGACGGTTGGCGACCGCATGATGAAGCCGACGGTTGCCAAGCGCGACTTCAACGTGTTCGACCGCGGATCGAACGCAAGGCGCGACCGGGCCGGCTTTCGCAAAATGCGGGATGGCATAACATGATCGACCCGGCTTATTCGAATGGCAAATGGGTGATCGTATTTTACGACCCAGGAAAAGAGCATCGTCACTGGTGGGACATATTCACGCGGCCTGGCTTTCGGCACTGCTTTGCGATCCGATATCTGGTCGAGGCCGATAGTTGGGTGATCGTCGATTGGTCAAGCCAGGGCCTGTATGTCAACTTTATGACCAAGCCATTTGTCGACGCCATGATAATTGGCGTGAATGACTGCGGCGGTTCGTTCCTGGAATATGATGTTGGCGGGATGCTGGGCCGTAGAGCATGGCCAGCTGGGCCTGGATACTGCGTCACGGCCATGAAGGAGCTGGTGGGCATAAGGGACATACGGATCGTCACGCCATGGCAGCTTTACTGTGCATTGCTGCACCGGGGGGCAAAGGTGATCTTTGGGCTTCAAACTTCGGAGGTCCAGCAAAATGGGAAAGTTGTTCAGCTCGCCAAAAGCGCCGGGACCGGATCCGGAGTTGGTCAAGCAGCGCAAGGCTGAGGAAGAGCGTGTCGCCAAGGAAAAGGCTGACGCCGAACAGAAAACGGCTGAAGAGGAAGCGGCACGCCTTCGTCGCCTTCGCGGTCAAAGGTCGCTGCTCAGCGGCGATTACACGGGCTACGGCTTGGGAATAAACGAAACATTGGGTTAATACATGACCGGCGACGTTATAGCTCCCGGCGCACCGAACGTCACCGAGCCTGAAAAGAAGGTGAAAGACCTTCTCAAAAGGTTCGGTGTTGCCGTTCAGCGCCGCACACATTGGGAGCCTTTGTGGCAGGACTGCTACGATTATGCCCTGCCGCAGCGCACGGGCTTCTATCAGACGACGCCCGGCGAAGATCGCATGGACAATGTGTTCGATGAAACCGCAATCGTCGGCACCCAGGAATTTGCCAGCCGTATGCAATCCGGCATCTGCCCGCCCTTTACGAAGTTCCTTGTGCTGGAGCCTGGCCCGAACATCGAAAGCGACCAGCGCGACCAGGTTATGAAGGGCCTGCAGGAAATCGAGGCCGACTTCTTCGACACCCTGAACCACAGCAATTTCAACCAGGAAATGTACGAGTTTTTCCTTGAGCTGGCGGTCAGCAATGCGCCGTTCCTGATCGAGGAAAATAACGACGAGCCTGACCGGCCTGTGCGCTTTACGCAGGTTCCGCTGTCGCAGGTCTATATGGAGCGCGATGCTTTCGGTGGCGTCGGCGCCGTGTTCCAAGTCGCCAAATACAAAATTTCCGATATCAAGGTGAAGTGGCCGAAAGCCAAGTTCACCAATGCCGATCTGCTGAAGCTTGAGGCCGAAGAGCCTGAGAAGGAAATCGACATTCTGGTGGCGACCTACCGCGATTGGAGCGTCAAGACCGAAGAGGTGAACCGCTACTGCGTGATCGCCAAG